TTCTTGGTATGAAAAATTTAATTCAGTTTTAATAGTATCAACTGCACGAAGAATTTGTCTTTGGTTTTCAACATCGTATTCTTCTTTTGGTTCCGGTATGTATGAAGTTATTCTAGCCATTATTTTTCACCGGTGTGTAATCCACCAGCACCACCTCCATATACTCCTCCTGATACACCTGCAGATTCCAGTCCTTTTCCTCTATTGGCTGGATCTCTTTCACCAAATTCTTTATATTTTTCAGCCATTCTTTTTGCATTTTTGATTCTTGCTTTTGTATCAAAATATTCTGCAAAAGTTTCTGATCTACCAAAATCTGTGTTTTGAAGCGCACTACTAATTCCTCTAAGTGCATTTAAACCTAACTTAAATGGTGTTGGAACATTTCTAAATAAGTTCATAATACCAGTGATTGGATTTCTGTTTTGAAGATATTCTTGTAGAGTTGCTGAATCTTTAAATGATTTTGGTTGCCCACCTAAATAGTCTACTTGTTCTTCGTCTTCTTCATTAGCAACACCAAAAGAAGTATCAAAACCTAAATTTTGTGTAGGTATATTAGTTGGAATACCAGTAATCCCTCCTTTGGTTAAATCAAAAGTATTATATACAGGCATTCCTGTATCAACCGGTTGAGCAAAATTTCTATTTAAGTATTGCTCTAGTAATTGATTATTTAAAAAATTTGATACCATTATCTTCTACCGTCAGGTTTTATATCTACTCTTAATGTTCCATAACGCCAAGTTTCACCTACAGCGTCATTTTCAATTTTGATTGCAAGAAGTCTTCCTCTTGCTCTGGTATCTACCTTATCAGTAGAACTTGTAATTGTAAAGGGACCAAGAGGTGAGCTTGTAGCTGTTTGACTAGGGTAATTATTTAATAGTAATGTGACTTTTGAATTACCGGTCAATACTTTAAAATCAGGTATAAATCTCTTCATAGACATAATAAATTCACCATCGCCTCTAAGATCAGCCATACCTGTTGTTTGACCTAGTGCACTTTGTCTTGCAGATATATCAAAATCGCCAGATTGTATAAATGCATCAATAGAAGTTGTACCTGATGAATTGATTTGATCGGTTCCAGTTTCATGAGCATAATAAGTTGATGCTCCATATCTAGCAGTAATCCCTTGTATTGGAAAATTAGGTATAGCCGTTTTATTATATTCAGTTGCATATGGTAAATCAAATACACCAGCATCAAAATATGATGTTCTAGCAAGTGATGATGTTGTCCAACAGTTTTCTGCGTAATTAAAAGTTACACATCTATCAATTTGTTCAGAACCATTTTTTGCATAAAACCAATTTATTTCATTATATAAAGTATTATGTTCTGCATAAACAATTTGACCTGCATCATAATTTATACCTAAATTGTCTCCTGTAGTTGTAAATACAAAGTCTTCAACTAAACAAGGTATTGCTTTTACTGTACCATCGTACATAAAAAATCCACCTTCACCGGACATCCAAAAGACAACACCATTAGAATAACTCAATGCATTTTGACCAATTAATCCACAGTTTGTACCAACTTGTTTTACACTAAATGTAAATGGTGGACCAACGAATTGAATTACATATGCAGAACTATCAGTTAGTACCAAAGTATAATCTTTACCGGATACGGCTCCTACAATTTCATTTCCTTTATCGACTCTAAATGTTCCAGCAGTATTAGTTGCTGTTGGAGCATAAGTATTAAAATCTTCTTGATTTGAGAATCGTATAAACATTGGATCTTGTGTAGATGGATCACCAATTGTTGTTTCTGTTCCAAAATGAAATACGTGTCTATCTCTATCAGATACTTGTGTGAGTCTTGATGCAGTTGGTGCACCTGTCATAACTGTTGCTCTTATTTCTCTTGCGCCTACAGCTCCTGCATCCCAAGTAAATGTTTTACCATTATGAATAGTTGCAACTAATATTTGACCAAAGTTATCTAAACTCCAGAGGCCTGGATCCAGGATCACGTTACTGGTTGAACGCTCCGTGCCCCATGCTTCTTCACCCCATAAATATGTTCCCCAACCAAAACCTGCAGTTTGAAATGTTGGACCAATTTCTACATATGGATCTATTTGTGCAGAGCCTGTTCCAGAAGTTGTACTTGCTGAATTAGATGGCATTGTAATTTCAAAAGTGTTTGTTGTTGCATTTGAAATTTCAAATGTATTATCTGTAAAATCTGTTGTTGCATATCCTGATCCTGTTGGAACAGTGACACTAGAAAATGTTACATAATGTCCATCAGATAAACCATGAGCATTTTTATTAACTGTCACTGTTGGTGAACCGGTTGTTGCATCAAAGTCGGCTCCAGTAATTCCAGTATCTAAAGGTGTAATGTCATAAAAGTCTTCACCATAATATATAAATAAACCTTGTGATGTACCAATAGCAGTATATTTCTCACCTGATATAGACGTCCATGAGTGTTGAGCACGTGCTGCGCCAGGTAAAGTTAAGTTTTCAATAGTAAGCTGATTCCAACCCCCTATTTTTTCAGGTAGTCCATATCTAAATCGAACAAAATCACCATCGACCCATTGAGACTCGCCTCCAGAATCAGTGATCATTTTATTAAAACCGGGCTTGAAATTTAGTTTTTGTAGCATATAGTATAATATATATTAGTTTTATAAATAATGAAAGCAGCAATGAAAAGAAAAAAATCAGACCAAAAAACAAATCAAAAATCAGTGAATATAACGAATTTCATTGGTGTATACGACAACTATATTACAAGAGAAGAATGTAATAAAGCCATAAAAATATTTGAAGAACAATATAAATTTAACAATACCATTAATAGATTAGCATTTGAAGGTGCAAATGTTTTACAAAAACAAGATCAACAATTGTTTGCTACTTCAGAAAATATGGATATATGGTGGGAGAGACTAAAACCCATGATGCTTAATTATGATTTAGCTTGGAATCATTATGTAAAAAATACAGGAGCTGACCAATCTTATGATGGAGGACCATTTTTTTTCACTTCTTTAAAACTTCAAAAAACATATCCCACAGAAGGATATCATGTTTGGCATATTGAACATGCAAAAGGATTTGAAACTGAAGCGCGTGCTTTTGTTTTTTCTATATATTTAAATGATATTGAAGAAGGTGGAGAAACAGAATTTTTACATTTTTCAAAAAGAGTACAACCTAAAGCCGGTAGAATAGTTATTTGGCCTGCAGGTTTTCCATATGTACATAGAGGTAATCCACCACTATCAGGTGAAAAATATATTTTAACTTCTTGGATGATGTTACGATGAATATGAAGTAGGTCTAGCGCCTAATCTAGTAATTTTTTCAGCTTCAGTTTCACCTTCAATATTATTGTTGTCCCAATTTGATTGTAAATCAGCTAAATGAGCAGCATCCCATTTAGTAGTAAATTGACTTATATCACCTAAATTAGCATCTGCATAAGATGTATGTGGAGTTTCGTCTCTATATTCTACTTCATCTGAAGCAACTGAAGTTCCATATTGAATTGCCCAAATATTTGAAAATTTTTCTTGAGCCCAAAAAGTATCATCAAGAATTACATGTCCTATACCTTCTACTGCTCCTTCTGCAAAATTTTTGATTACTAACTTATCATCAAAAACTACTGTCCAATTACCTTTACTTGCCATTTTTCCTCCTAAGTCTTTATAATATAAATAATTGTTAAATAAGGTTGAAGAGTCGAAGCCGCATCACCTGTGAAGTTACTGGTACTACTAGCGTTTGCACTTAAATTACTAGTACTAGAAGCATTAGATGAAACGCTCACACTTAAATTGTGTCTGTGACCTGATCCTGATCCCGCATTACCTAAGTTAATTGTAGCTGCTGTTGGAAGATCATTATAACCTGCAATCTGTGCATTATTTGCAAATGAAGGAGTATTGTATTGTCCCATCTGTTTAGTGTGCGCGTGTGAAGCAAGTTGTGCTGTCGATAAAGATGCGTTTGCTGTACTTCCAGAAGCATTTGATGAAACGTTTGTATTTGTAGCTACGTTACCAGCAACGTTTGTATTTGTAGCCACATTTCCAGTTATAGAAGTAGTATTTGATCCACCAGTTGAACCTACAGCCTTAGTTCCAGATTTTCCAACTGGTACGTTATCCTGTAAGTCTGGTACATTGAAGGTTGTTGAACCGTCTCCAGCTCCATAAGTTGTACCAATAATTGAAAATAAGTCTGCATATGTAGATCTTGAAACTGCTGTTCCATCACATTCTAAAAATCCAGCTGGAACTGATGCATCTGACCACGGCACAATTGTTGCTGTTGGAATACCTTCAATACCTGTAAGGTTAGCTCCATCAAAATCATATCTAGTTGCTTCGTAATTTGCCATTTATTATTTCTCCTTATACGTCCAGCCAGTTGTTGCATCACCAGAATAAACTAATGTGAAACCAGCACCTTGAGTGTTAACTGTTAAGTCCGCTGCACTGTTTGCTATATTAGAACCATTTCTTCCGATAGTCAATGCATTGACGTTAAAATCATATCCTTGGTCAACTACAGTTACTTCTTGTCCCGCAGTTGGTGATAAAGGTAAAGTCAAAGTAAATGCTCCACCATTTGTATTTGCTAAAATTTGTGCACCAGGTTGAACTGTTTCAGCAGCAGTAATTGCTCTCCATACTTTTTGTTCTGAAGCTAATTCAACATTAGTACCATCTGAATATAAAACATATTTATGACCTTCACATAATGCAACACCTGTACCTGTTGAAGTTTTGAAAGTTAAAGTATAACCTGCATGGTCACAACCATCATGAATGATATATGTTTTTTCAACTGAATCTGGAACGACAACATTAACGTTTGCAGCTAATGTTCCTGTTAATTTAATTACTTGATCTTTACCATTTGATAAAGCACCGTTTGTAAATGTTAAAGTGTTTCCTAAAGTGTCATTAACTGATAAACCAGAATAACCACCGATAGCTTGTTCAAGAATTAATAAGTTTGTATTTGTAATCTGTCCCCAAGTTCCCGAGTTTTCACCAGTTGCTTGTACAGTTAATTTTAAATTAGCTGATGTAGTATTTGCCATATTTTAAATTCCTTATAATACGATATTTTATAAAATTTATGCAGCTGTGTCAACTTCTCTCCAAGTAGGCGCTGTACCTGTATTTACTTGGTTCCATATTAGAGTTCTATTATTTCCTAGGGCCATTGTCAAGCCTATTCCTGTAATGCCAGTAGTCGCTTCTCCAGTAACTGTAACACTTCCTAAATTAGCTGACATTGCTATTCCGGTAGTAGCTGCAAAGGTTACAGCATCTAAATTACCTACTCCAAGAGCAGCTCCAAAACCCTCTCCAACAACGGTTACATTTGCCTCTCCAATAACCACTGTTCCAATAGCAAGAGAAGCATCAAATCCAATACCGGTAACTTCAGCATCAGGAGCCGGATCCACGATTCCCTCTGCAGCTGTAATATCAAAACCAGTTAGTGTTAAATTTGCATCTGCAACTATGGATTCATTTCCTAAATTAGCAGATAATGCTATGCCTGTTACATCTACATCTACAAGTGTAAATGCAAATGGATCTCCTAATGAGGCTGTCATTGGTTCTCCGGTAACCGCTACATTACCTTCACCAATTACAACTGTACCAACTGCTAATGATGCGTTAAATCCAATTCCAGTAACTTCTGCGTCTGGTGCTGCGTCTGCTGTTCCTAAGTTTGCAGATAAAGATATACCTGTTAAATCTACTTGTGCCCAATCACCTGTAGCACCCCAAACAAATTGACCATAGAAATATCTACTCCAACCTGTTAAGTTATATGCTTCAACACTTCCAACTGATGCACTAGCGGTTACACCACTAACGATTGCATCTGGAGATGCGTCTGCTATTCCTAAATTTGCTGTAAATGAAAGTCCAGAAGGAAAAACTTCAACTGCAATTATTTCAGTTGTCGTTCCTTCGAATGCAGTTATAGCAACTCCTGTTAGAGTTACATTACAATCGGCCGTAATAGTCTCATTACCAAGTGAAGTAGTTAAAGCTTCACCGGTTAAAGTTTGATTTACGTCAGATTGTTCACCAAAAGCATTCTGACCCCAAGTTGCTTCATTCCAAGCATTAGCCATAGGAAGTTACCTCCTATGCTATTACCCAGAAATTCTTAGAATCGCTGCTGAAGTTGTAAATGCTGGAAACTGAATAGTGAAAGTTCCTGATGTCGCTGTTTTATCTGCTCCAAAATCTAAAGCTGCAACAGCTGCATTCGCTACAGTTGCTGAAGTGTTATAGATTAAAGCTCCTCTAGCAGTCAAAGTCACACCTGTGAAAGACCTATCAGCAAAGTCAACGATCGCAACACCTGATGCAATTGATGTACCATTATTAACTAATGCT